TTGCTGTTGGTGCTGCCTCAACAAGTCGGCGTGTTCCGCCTTCATCACCTGCGCCTGCAGCCATTCGTCTCCCGAGCCGGGCACGGCCTCGTTCAGTTTGTCGGCGGTCACAGCCTCCTGCAGAAGCATCTGCGCGACCTCTTGGATCGGCATGCCGAGTCGCCGCATGCCGTAAAGCAGCTGCTGCGGGTCTTGCTTCCAGTTGGACAGGTAGTTCACGAGCTCGCCCTGCTCGGCCTCGAAGCTACGGCGCTGTTCCGCGAGCTCCTGCGACTTCTGCGTGAACGTGCGGCGCATCATGGCGCCGCTTCGGAGCTCTTCTAAAGAGCCTTCGTAGCCATCCTCGCCCATGGCGAGACGCAGCTTGCCCATCAGAGCGTCTGGCACCGTGCCGCGCTCCAAGGCCTCTAGGAGCTCTTTGGCGGGCACGCCGTGGATGCCCTGCTCGTAGCGCTGGTACCATGGCGCGTCGTCGCTGTACTCGCGCTGGGTAGGCTCTTGGGCCTGGCTAGCGGCGATGCTCGCGTTGTCGTTCGCAGCTTCGGCTGGCTTGTCGGCGGGCCGGATGGTGTCGAAGCTGCCATTCGGCTTGCTTCGCAGCTGTCTCGCGAATTCTCGCGAAGACAAAGATCCCGAGCTCGGTACCGAGCTAGACTGCGATGGGGTGGAGGTGGAGGTGGAGGTGGAGGTAGATGAGCCCGATGTCGAGGGTGCCGATGTGCCGGTACCAGTCGACGAGGGCGTTGCGGATGGCTCTGCCATAGCTACGTTGTCCTAGTTCGATTGTTGGTTGTGTCATGCCGCCGCCTGCGGGGGCTTGGCGGGCTTGGCGGGCGAGGGTATCGACGCGCCATTTGAGTCGTCTGTCTGGTCGGGCGCGAGTACGGCCGCAGCTTTGTTCTGCGTCGCCTGCGTCGGGCTGCTGCCCGTTGCCCCGTTCTTGCCACCTGGAGGCTGCGCTCCGGGCGGTGGGCCGCCTGGCTGCTGCGGGGGTGGGTTGCCGAGCACGCCGGCCAGGTAGGGGTCGCCGTTGCGCGCCAGGTCCACGTGCTCAAGCATGTGCGTGAGACACGCCTGCATGATGCGCGGATCCTTCTCCGCTGCGGGAGACGTCAAGACCTCGAGGTGGCCGAAGAGATGACTCGAGACGTTGTCGGTCATCAAGACCTTGACGGTGGGTACGGTCTTCTTCGGCTGGCCGGGCGCACCATCGGGACCCGGTTTGCCTGGCACTTCCGTGATCTGTGGCGCCTTGAGCAGCTTCTCGTTCTCGCGGCGGATGCGGAGCTCGGCGCTGCGCGTCGGCTGGTAGGCAGGCTTGAACTGACCGCTGACCACGAGCTCGATAATCTGCTGCGGGTCTTTGATCGGCATGCCGGGCCACTGGCGCAGGAGCTCGGCGAGCTGCATCTTGCCGGCACTCGTCTTGAGGGCCGGGTTGGCCGTCTTGATTCGTACGCGCTGAATGCCCGTCCATTCTTTCTCGGTGAATTCCTCGAGATATGCGCGTTCGTCGATGCCGACGATGGCCACGAGCTGCGGGTGCTTGGCGTGGTACTTGAGGAAGCTGATCATGCCGTTTGCGACAGCTTCGCGGTGCAGGTCGAGGTTCAGAGCTTCGTCTGACTGCGCCTCAACGGCGATCTGACTGTAAAGTGCCGCGTGGGCGCCCGAAGTGATGTTCGTCGACGTGTCGCCGCGTGCAATCGCGTTCAGACCGCTGATCGACTGCTTCGAGGCCTTCAGCATGTCCAAGACCTTGAATGTGTACTCGGGCAAATGCGGAAATTGGACGGGTTTTGGCGGCTCCGTGTTCGGCGGGATAAAAATTACCTTCTGGCCATTCGCCAAACTGTCGATGTCGATGTCGGAGCCTTCGACGAGCGCTAACGGCGGCCTTCCGAAGGCCTCGATGTTAGTGGCCATATCGCTTAGCACCTGATTGGTCATCTGCTCCATAGGCAGCAGATTCCACAGTGCTGAGATGCCAAAGCTCGTGCCGTGGAGCTCCGAAGGACACAACGGGTAGACCGGAATCTCGTCGATCGGCAGCGGGCCGTCGTCAACCAAGACGTTGTTGACGAAAATCGCCCTTCGACCCTCGGGCATGCTCATGCAGCGCACGTGATAGAAGATTCGGTAGCCGCACGTGCCTTCGGGCTCTTTAGCGAGGGGGTCTGAGCCGGGAAACTGGTACTCGTAGACGTTCGCGACGTAGTCCGACTCGTCAATCTGCTTGGCGTAGATCGGATAGCGCGCGATCATCTCTACTTTGTTGCGTTTGGCGCCGATGACCATGCGCCACATCGGGTCGTCGAGCTCGGAGCGGTACGGTTCGCAGATCACCTCCCACGGGTAGCAGCGGGCGAGACGAATAACGCCTGATTTGCCGCGCTTCTTGACCGGAATGGGGCCGCGGTCGCTCGGAATCTCCTCTTCGTATTCGATCTGCCGGCCGCCGTCAGGATCCCACTCTAGGTGGGTGTAAGCTTTGCCGTAGAGACCCTCTATCTTTACTACTTCTTTCTCCTTTTTCTCGCCGTAGACCTCTTCGAAGTAGTATTTCACCATCGTGTCGCAGGATTGAACCTGCGCCAGCGACTTGTAGTCAGTATTCAAGGCTTGCGCCTCGAAAGACGGACGGTGCTTAGTCTGCATGTTGAAGATCTGGTCAGCGAATGACCGATATTCGTTCATGCAGAAGTCGATGAGCTCATTGTCGGGCCCTGCGAAGGATATCGACTGCGTCTGCCAGCGTGAGGACGCTCCTGACGCACCGTGCAGGCCGAAGTAGTGCGAAAACGAGAAGCGGTACATGTTGAACAGGTTCCGCCGCTCGAGCGCGCAGTAGAATTCCTGCTCTTTGTCGCTCAGCGTCGACCAGAGCTCGTCCGGGTCGCGCTCATTGGCCCAATACTCGTCGATGAGCTGCAGGGCGTCTTCAGTCGTCGACGTCTCCCGCTCTTTTGGGTCATTCTGATTCGCGGCGTGCTTCTGTTCGAGCTCAAACATTGGATCTCCGACCGCGCGTCTGAACGCCGCGAGGCATGATTGCGTTGGCTGCCTTGCTCACGCGGCTCTGTGAGCGCAGGTCGCCCTCATGCAGAAAAATATTCTCGAGGGGAATATCGCGAGAAAGCACGATTCCGTAGGGCGGCATGGGCGACTGCTGGCGGTTGATGTGACGCCACGCGTATTTCAGGCAGTCGACAAGGTCGCCGTGCCCTAGCGCGTCACTACGCTCGTAAGACGTTCGTGATTTGTTCCAGATGAGCTGTTCGCACTGCTGGATCGTCTGCCGGCAGCGCGGGTTGATCTCGATGCGCTGGTTCTGAAACGCGTTTCGCAGCTGGTTTAGCGCTGCTTCTGCGCCGTCCTTGTCCGCTGCGCCGATTTTGATCTTATGTTGCACGTTCAGGTCGAGGATCATGCGCGCGTCGATATCGCTGTAGCGGTAGACGGGGTTGCGCTTGAACATTTTGTCTGACCAGAACGTAAGATCCTTGAACGCCTGCGACTCGGTGGTGCGTATGGCGTGAGCGACGGTGTTAGTCGGTGCGCCGCGCTGCGCCCAGTCGTGGCTAACGACCATTTTGGCGCGCGCAAAGTCGTAATACGCACAGATTATAGCGCATAGGTCCCGAGTACCCGGGTCTACAACCGTATAACCGCAAGCATACGGCGGTAGTTTCTGCTCCATCACATGCTGAGCGATACTAAACTCGGGCAGGACGGTTAGAGACTCGCTGCGGACGTCTTCGCAGAGGCACTCGCGGCGGCACTCTTCGGCCTCGATGCCACCGAGCGAGCGGATTTGTTCGTCTCGCTCGGCCTTGCCGAGGCGCGGGTTGTCGAAAATCGTATATTTGCTGTAGGCGTCGCGCTTGATGGCGTCGGGGACAAATTCTGTTTTGTACGGATGCCCAGGATCCCGCGCGGGGGTGCTGTTCATCATCAGCGTCGCCTTCAAATGCCCCTGAAACTGAGGCATGATGATCGACTGGACGACGTACTTGAGCTTGTCGACGTAACAGGCCTCGGAGATGGTCACGCCGTTCGACCAGCGGCCACGTAAGCCGTCCGGGTTCGAGTCGAGACCTATGAGGCGCAGGACGCTGCCGTTGTGGAAATAGAAGCCGCTTTCGACTCCCTGGTAGCTCTGCCGGTAATAGGGCTGTATGCTCGGCGGGCAGTCGTCGCAGATCTGCTCCATGAGCGGCATAACAATCGACGCAATGTCCTTTTGCAGAGCCGTCGCATATGTTAGGATCTGCTTCGGCTCACGAATGGCGTCTTCGATGCGGATCAGCAGCCCCAGAAAGTCTTTGCCGAAGCGGCGCGCGCAGTTGGCCACGTATATCCGCGGCCAGTCGGCGTCAGGATGCACGACGTCGCCACGCAAGCGTGCCGCGTACGTCTCCGCCTCCCAAGCTCTATACTTTTCGTAGAGCTCTAACTGCCCGGGGTGTAGCTTGTAACGTATGCGACCCGCCCGCCAAAGCAGGCTAGTGTCGCTCAGTCCAGTCTCGTTCACAGATCAGTGCTAAGCAGTACGTCTGCGTCCTCGTGCTGCTTGTTTTCTTTCTCGATGTCTTCGGGGCTAGGGTTAGCGTTGCCCTTGTCGGCGAGTCGCATGCGCGAGTCGTTGGCAAGCCATTTGAAGTTGTCTTTGAAGCGGTCGGTGCGACGGTCGCGCAGCATCTGGGCTTGGTCCTGATGGATCAGCTCGCCCGCTTTGTCTGTCGTCTCGTCGTCGGGGTAGAGCCCCATGTGCTCGTTCGTCTTCATGTAGTTATCGAACGCTTCGTCGTCTGACCAGATTTTGCCTTCGTGGCTGATCGTGGGCAGAAGCGCGTGCTTGCCGTCGTGTTCGATACCCATCGATCGCACTGTCGCCACGCTGCCGTCTGGCATGCGGTGCTCAGGGCGGTTCTTCAGGTCAATCGTCGGCGGCTCTACAGCGCCGTACTTGAGCTCTTCGACGGGGCCTACGTCGACGTCGAACTTAGGCTTCGAGTCGAACATTCCCTTGAGCTTGCGGATGAGCTCTGTGTATGCCGGATCTGGCATATTATTCAGTCTCCTCGGGGTCGAGAAGGTTTTTGTCCTCCTGCTTCGAGAGCCACTTCGCTTCCCAGTCCGCCTTCTCCGCTGCCTCTTTGCCGCGGAGCTCGCGGATCATGTTGCTGACGTCGTCGTCTCCCGTGGGCTCGCGCTTGGGCAAGTTGTAGGCGTCTCGCTGCTGGTCGAGCGCGGACATCCGCTCGTCGTGCGTCTTGGCGTTTTCGAAAGCCTCGCTAGCTTCCCGCGAGCGCTGCTTGCCCATCTCGTGCGCGCCCATGTGATCGCGCTGCGTGTTGACCGGCTCTTCGTTGAGCGCTTGCCTCGTTCGCTTCCTTATCCCGATATTATCCGGGTACGCTTCTCGCACGATATCTGTCAGTTTATCCTTGGGGGGCAGCTCTCCCGTCTCGTTCATCTCGTTGAGAATGTTTTCTGTCTGCGGCGGGCGACGTTGAAACATCGGCATCTTCTTGATGTGGTCGAAGAAGCTTCCGATGATCTCTTCTGCCGTCTCGCCTTGAATTCGCGCCCGATCTGCGTCGTCATTGACCGCACGCTTCACGCGCTGCTCTCGAGGCACCTGCGGCATCGGAATGTTGATGTTGTCGTTAGCGACGTTCCTTCGAGCGGGCTTGCCGATATCTGGCAAGTCGACGTCGCCGTCAGACGCGCGTGGTTTCGAATAGGCGTTGTCATTCGCGGCGATAGTCCGGTTACCGTTGGCAGGAGGCTCGCCAGCTATCGACTCGGGGACGTCGACCAAGTCGGGCCTACGCCGCCCGATGAGCTCGCGCACAAGTTTCGCTCTGTCTTCCGCAGTCGTCTGCTCGCCGTGCGTCGCTTCGTAGTCGGCGATATCGCGCATAATGTCGTCCATCTCCGCCTCGTCCATGCCGCCCTTAGACATCGGCACTTCTTTCGGAGCTCGGCCGAGGAGCTTGCCGACTCCCGCCTTCAGGCCCTTGAGCGCGTGAGGCATCACCTCGGGCAGGAGCGTGTTCACAGCGGTCTGCAGCGGGTTATCGACTGACCACTTCGCCGTACCCTTCACCTTGTCACTAAGCCCGCCTTGCTCTTCGCTGATCGCGTGCTCGCCGGCACCCGTCAGATAGTTGCGTAGCAGGCGCCCAGGGATAGAGCCTATACCACTGGTAGCGGCGAACACCGGCGCCTGTACCGTCGCACTGCCGGCCATGCCGCCTAGCGCGGTAGAAACCGGATTTCTTTCTTTCGCCTTTTCATAGGGCTTTCTAGATACAGTCTGCCCTATAGTTCGACCAGTGTATTCGTTGCCGTCTTTGTCAACATCGACGTACGTGGCATCGATACCTTCGGGTCTATCTTTGCGACCGAATGTATTCTGGTCTTTAGTGAAGTAGTTTGTGACTGCTTCGCCCGTGTCTCCGAGGCCAGCTTTGCGCTTCCAGCCTTCAAGAAAATCATCTACTACGCCCATGCGTCCTGGCTTTCTGGAGTCTTCTCGATCTCCGCCTGCTTCTGAAACGGCGCGAGGATCGAGGGCGGCGTCGTCTGCGGCTTGCTCGTCTTCTCGTCCTTATTGGTCGTCTGCCCGGCCGAGCCGTCGCTCTGACCGTCATCGCCGGCAGGCTCTTCGATGGCCGCGCCTGACGTCAGCTTCGCGAGCGCTCCCGGCGTGGTCTGCGGCGTCGGAGCTGGCGTGCTGCTGGCTTGGTCGAGCGTCTGCTGAGTGCTGCCCTGCGCGTTCGTCTGCGGGGTGCCTGCGCCAACCTCGCGCTGCGGCGTGCCCTTCTTTTCAGCTGTGCCAGCACTGATGGCACCAGTGTTACCACTCGCCGGAGGCGCCTCCGCCTCCGAAGTCCCCGCCGCCTCCCCCGAATCCTCCTGTGGGGTCGGATCCGCCGGTGGAGTCGTGCCCGCTGCTTCCGCTCCCGTAGCTGTCGGTGCTGGTGCTGGTGTCCCAGCCGGCGCCGACTTGGGGGTTGGAGTAGCTTTCGGCGCCCCAGGGGTAGTCGGGTAGACGTAGCTCTGCGCCTCCGCCAGCGTCGGCGTGTGTCCCGGCTCCCACGGCGGAGTGGTCGCGGTCTGCGTCGTACCAGTCGCGGGCGGCGTAGCGGTCGAGGTCGGGGCCGCCCATGGCTGCGGAGTCGTGTCGGGTAGCGGTTCCGTCTCGGCTGCCGCTGGCGTAATCGCTGTCGGCGCTGCGATTTGCGTCGCAGCTACACCCCCGTGATTCGGTTCGACCCCCAAAAAGCTTGCTATACCAGGGTCCAGGTTCAGCGCCGGCAGGTCTACGATCTGCGGTGGGGTAGGCGGCGTCCCAGGCAGCTCTGTCGCGGGGGGCGTCGGCTGCGGACCAAGGTCGGGTACGCCAAGGTTTGGATTGACGTTGCCCTTCTCGAGCTCCGCCATCAGCGCGTCTCGCTGCTGCGGCGTCAGATTCCCGCTCGTGATCAGCTTCCACGCGTTTTGTACTCGATACTTGCCGGCCGCAACGTCGGCATTTAGTTGGGTTGCTTGTGCTTTCCACTTGGCGTCCGCGTCGAGAAATGTCTGCCACTCGCCCGCTAGCTTTTCGTAAGCAGCGCGTTCGTGCTCGTATTCTTTGGAGGCAATATCGTTGCCCGACTGGGCCTTGCGATAGTCCTCATCCCACTTCTTATACTTCTCATACTCAGCTGTATAAGTATCGATTTGCTTATACATGCCGTTGTCGGCATTTTGCCAATCGACCTCGAGCGAGTCGCCCCACTTCTTCGAGTTATCAGTAGCTGTCGCGAAGTCTCGCTGCGCCGATTTGAGCGTCGCATCTGGCACGCTTGCCCAGCTGTCGAACGGAAACTCCGCTCGGATCGTATCGATCGTGTTCGCGCGATAGATAGGATCGTTCGGGTCGTTTATACCCTTGAGCCGTGCTGCTAACGTGGACCTAAGAAAGCCCTCGTAGTTCTTATGGTCCTCGGCGTTCTGCGCTTCGAGGCCCGGAAGAGACTCGCCGAGTCGTTTCGCTTCCGACTGCGCCTTCGACAGCCGCTCGCTGAGGAACTTGCGCTTGGCCTCGACCGCGATGTCGACTTCTTTGCGCCACTGCGCGAGCCGCTGCTCGGGCGTGCCCTTGTAGCGGTCGCGGTCGAAGTACGTAGTGGCGTCCGCATTGTGACCGGGCCCAATGAGCGGAGCCCCGGTGCTTGACTGCACGATCGGGCCCGTGGTCGCGAGCCGCTGCGGGGGTGCAGCCGTCGTCGGGTCGTGGAACGTCTGCGTCGCAGGCTGCGCGGGCTGCTGAACGGGCTGCCGCGTGAGCAAGTTGCCCACGGTCGGCAAGACCTTGGCCTGTGGAATCGCGGCCCCAAAAAACTTTTGCAAAGTCGGCGAGACCGCCCCCGGTGTGACCGTCTCACCCGGTAGATTTGCAATAGTGTTAGTGAACCACGAGTTTAGAGGCACGTTGTATTATAACACGACGTCTAACAGTTCAGCCTGCTGCAGCTCTAAGAGCTCCCGCGCCATCGCTAGAGCTCGTCTGCAGTCAGACACTGTCGGCGTTGCCGCTCGCCGGCTGAGCTCCTCTTCGAGAAGCTCGATCATTTGCCGGCGCAGTCGCCGGTACTCGGTCAGAGATCGGTGATGCGAATCATCGCCTCGTTCGGAGCCTTCTTGTCCACGCTCGACAACTGGGCCCTGAAGAAGCGTCCGCCCCGTTCCGCTGGATCGTTCTTGCATCTCTTCGAGATCTCGCCCGTAATACCATTGAGGTCTAGTTGTACTCGCGCCTTACCTTGAACCAACGTCTCCATGTCGAAGGGTAGGGAAATGTGGGGCTCGGTTAGAAACTCGTAGCGCCCAGCCTTATTTGGCTTCCGCACGCGAGTCGGGTGCACGACGTAGATGATCGAGTCCTGACGCAGGAGCATCGGCTTGATTTCCGTGACCACTTCTGGCGGCTGTTCCATGAACGAGAAGTAGCTATCAGAGAGCGCGTCTCGACAGACCGCTTGGTCTTTCTCGTTGTAAGGCACGAGTATGAAGACTGGCCGGCCCGGGTGGTCGAAGAGCCTTGGTTTCGCGGTCTCGGTGACTGCTGCGGTTGCTGTTTCTTTTGGCATTGGGTATTCTGCGGACATGGCGGATCTACGAGCGCTGCCCGGTTGTGTCTGGGTGTGTGGGGCTTGCGGCAAGACGTCTCCGACGCGCTATGGAATCAAGGGCGCTTCGTGGGGTTGGGACGAAAGCTGCATGATTAATTCGATTCATTGCTCGCTCGAGAAGCGAGACGGGAAATGGATAGCTGTCGACCATCCGGACGAGGTCAGTTTTTGCTCTGTAGCTGACGCTTCTCAGCCTCAAGCACCTGATCCTCAGTCAGCCTGAAGCCGTGCTCGCCCTCGGCGATAGCCTTCGCACGCGCGTCTTCGACCTGTTCGAGCTTCTCGACGAAACGCTGCTCGTGCCGCTTGATGCGGTTCATGTAGATGAACTTCAGAGCGTCAGTGTCGCCGTCTTCAAACGCTTTTTTGTACATCGGCGCCATGATCGCTTTAGCGAGAAGCGCGGTCTCCTCGAGGTACATATCGAGCACTGGCACGAAGTCCGGGTCGCCATCCATCGCGCGCCGGAACCACTCGAGGAGCTCAGCCGGCGAGATTTTAGACAGCACGGCTGCCGTTTCGATGAAAAGCGCATTGCGCAGGTGTAAGCGCAAAGCATCGATCTGCCGAGGAGTCGGCGGCAAAATCGGGCGGAGTCTACCTAGTTGTGTTCGTGCCACGGGCTAGATAGAATCTAGCACACGTCAATTTAGATCCGACGGGTTTCGGGCTATGGCCATGCCGATGTCCATCATCTCGTAGAAGTCGTATCGACTGGCGTTGGGCAGCGTCGTGACGAGAAGTGCACAGACGCTTGCGACGTAACGTGCATAGGCTAGGGCGCTGTCGTCCGAAGCCAGGTGGGCAATTGCGAGGTTGATCTGCGCCGAGATGGCCCGCAAACTCTCGGTGATGGTGTCGTCTGGCACGCTCTGATGGTAGCATTGTGCCATGAGCGACTCAGACAAACTGACCGTCTCCGACCGGGCCGGGCTCGCACCCACGACGACAGACCTTGATGTCGCCCGTGACTTCTGGACCTCAGCCGAGGAATCAGACTGCTACGACCCCAAGGGCCGCAGGATCTCGACGAAGCAATGGGCCGAGATGATGCGCGACCCGGCCATCAAGCGCGTGTGCGGCGACATGGTCGATGGCCTGGCCGTCTCCACCGTGTGGCTCGGCATGAACCACGCCTTCGGATCCGGGCGCCCGCTCATCTTCGAGACGATGATCTTCGACCACACCGATGGTTCGAAGCGGCCTTGGGCGGATTTGTGGATGACTCGCTATTCAACGATGGACGAAGCGATCGCCGGCCACAGATACGTCGTCGCGGCTCTGAAACAACGTCTGCTAGCGAAGGACACAGATGAACGACTCCTCCCCGGCATTGGCCCCCGCTTCGAGCTCCCCGAAGACGTCGGCTGAGTACATCGACCAGATCGGAACATTCGCCAAGGCACTTCTGGCGGGTACCGGCTTCGGGACCACGATCGTCATTCACAACTCGATGCTTCACGGCGTGGTCGCTACGACGCTGCGTAACGACCAAGAAGTGAGAGCTCTGTTCGCTGACTTCATCGCGACCTCGATCAACTCGCTCGTCGCTACGGGCCTCTCCGACGCAGAGCGGATTGAACGAGGCCAGGCTCTTTCTCGCGAGGATATCGCTTGGCTGGAAGAGCGAAGAGCTCGTGTAAATGCGTATGCCCGGCAAGTGCTTGCGGACGCGTTGCATAGCGAAGAGTCGACAGCACCGAGCGACGCAGACGTCTGACTATCGTCTCGAACAAGTAAGGGCGGCGCCCGACCCAGAAGGTCGTGACCTCGAGGTCGGGCTGCGGGCACGTGAGCCTGACCATGCGGTAGTTGGGCGTGGACAAGAGAGCGTGCCACTCCTCCTGGCTGATTGGCTCGCCCTCTTGGTCGAAAAACTCAGTAGTCGTCATCGGCTTCGACGTCTCGTTCTTGCATAGTCATCGACACAGTTCGGATCTGGAGCCCATTCTGTCCGAAGGCATCGGCAACTAGCTGCGGAACACGGCGCAGAACGTCTGCCACGCGGCCGTCCTCGGCATCGAGCGCCAACACGATGCGTACCTCTAGCCCCATAGCTCACCATCCTCTCGCATCAAAAGAAGCACGTATTCCGGCTTCAAATGGTGCAGCGCTTCGCGAGCATATTCTCGGCTCTTGAACGGCGCGTCGAGCTGGTCGAACGAGAGCTCGCCGACTGACGTGAGCTCGATGAGCTTCACGACCCACTGATCCTCAGCGACTTTCTGCAAAAAAGCGCTTTCCATCTTGCTCGCTCGCGCCGTGTGTTCTGAGAGCACGATGTGCATGTGCCGCATGACGACTCCCTCGGTAAATCCGCGCCGTAGAACGAGCCGCGCGGCGTTCCAGTCGGTTCCTGGCGGCAAGGTACGCGAGAGTGTGGGCCATGCATAGGCAGACAAATAGGACTCGGTGGCTGTGTCGGTGAAGTCGTCGTCGTACTCTTCGCCGAGGCGCTTTGCCGCTTCGAAGAGGTCTTTCATACCTGCTCAATCTTCTCGACGACAATGCCCGCGATAGCCTCGACCTCGGCGATCTTGTAGTCAAGCACGTCGATGTCGCACTCGAACTCGACCAGAACGACTCGGCAGCCTGCGTTGTAGAGCTCGGCAACTGCCTCGCCGCTTAGCGTCATGCGCCAGATGCTCATAAGAGGAACAGGTCGCATAGCTCGAACTTGAGCTCGGGGAATGGCTCGGCGCAGACGATGTCGTCTCGCTGGAATACGTTTGTACTCACGTAGAGCCCGTCGACCCACTTGAGCGTCTCGAGCATGTTCATCTCGGGGTCCAGGATCCAGTAGTGGCGCAAGCCTTCGCGTTCATAGACCGCACGTTTCACCTGCCGATCGTGCTTTCGATAGCCCGGACTCACGACTTCGCAGACCCATTCCGGCCGCGTCATGACCGGCAGCGCGTACAAGTCGGGCCAGTTCGGCTTGCGCCAGCCGCTGAGGTCAGGGCGGAAGATGTCTCGCCTGAACTGGACGTCAAGATCCGGTAAAATGAGCCATTCTCCGCCTCTACGCCGCCCGTAACGCCCCCTCGTCGCCTCGAGGAGCTCGGTCACGGCGCTTTGATGGATCAGCATCCCGCTCGACTGGAAGGCTAAGTCGCCGTCGACGAGCTCGACCTTCGTTTCCCGAGGGAATTTGCAGAGATCTTCGTACTCGTACTGCTTTTTCGCCAACATGTAGGCTCAATAATACAGCGGCCGAGGGCCTCGGGATAGCTTTCTAAATCCAAGGTACGGGGGTGGGCTAGGTAGCCCGTGCTTGCGTGTCCACACCTGTATGCGCGCGCGCAAGCAGGATCCGGCTCAGCCAAGTGTACCCCCGGCGTGCCGCGCCACGCTGGCCGCCGCCGCCACGCCCCGCGGGCCATCCCCACGCTGCGCGTCCCCACGCTGAGGGGATGGCGTGGCCACGCCACGCGAGAAGACAGCACGAGACACGCAGCGGGGCGGGACGCTGCGTCCGGGCGTCGGCACGTCCGAGGCCGGCCTCGCGCCGCTGGCGAGCGCACAGCGCGCGCAACGGCCGTTGCCGAGCGTCGGCGCCGCCACGTCCGCCGCTGCGATTCCAGTGCGGCGGTAAGCGTGCAGTTGATACTGCGGAAAACAGCCGTATACACAACTACAGCGGAATATTCTACTCTCACGGCGCCGTCGAGATCCCGGGGACCTAACTTTGGGACTGTCGCGCCTCGCCCCACCAGAATGACCATATGTGACCATACGTTGCCATATGTGACCATATATCATGCTGCCTCGGGGCGGCTCACTTCCCGGCTATGTCCTTGTTTGCGGACACAATCTTTATTTTATCTTTCTTGCAGAAAGCTATTGATCTACTTTCCGAGTCGTGGTGTTGTGCGGGTGTCCGGTCGCTGAACCGGCGGAACAACAGGAGGCAAGCAGACGAAAGCGGCGCGACGAGCGCCAACACCGCCAACCCCTAACCGGCCGCTCTCGCGTGTGGCCAGCGCTCTTTGAAAACTGAATAGCCACTCCGCTTGCGCACACCATTCGCGTGTGTTGCCGCGGAATCGTGCAGGTTACGACTCGTAAGAGTCGTGGTCTGACGGGGGCACGCGTGTAGCTACTGCCAGCTGCAGCACGTGTGCCTATGTCAGAGCGGCATAGTGCCGATCTGTGTGAGGTAGTTATGACCTATTCGGAATCGGCGGAAAACGTATCGATCACGTTTGAGCGAGCACTTCAAGAGCTACAGGATCACCAAGTCCTAAATGCAGAGAATCTTGCAGAGTTCATTCAAAAACTCGGTATTCATCCGACGTATAACGCAGGCGACGTCTTGCGGTTTCTCGGATACTAGGGCCACGCCAGCACAGCGGCATCTGTCGCTGTGTTGCAGTGGCACTAAGTTAGGAGGCACTGTTATGTCCATGAAGATCGTTGGCAAGGGTCAGATGCGTAAGACTTTTTCGAGCGCAGATGAACCAATCACCATCACGTTACAGTTCGACTCGGTTGCCGAGTCTCACATAGCGCGCAACCTACTCGGCGCTATGGACTGGCGCGCAGATGGTTCGAGCGTGGTTTGGCATGGTAGCTATGAAGCGCTCGAAGAGCGTATCGCCGAACAGCTAGGCGTGCCTGATTCGGAGATTCAACCCGCACGGCACACCGCGCTGCTTGGTCCGGTGTTCGAGGTATCGCTAAGCATCAGCTGATGCGCGTAGCCTGCTAGGCCCGAGTCATCGGGCCTAGTTCAGGGTACGTTGAAAGGAGTTGTCACTATGCAGATTATCAGAGGAGATGGCCGCTTGCGCCATCGGTTCCACGGCGACTACTCGGCCGTGATCGTGCTCAATTTTGCGAACCTCGACGAGGCATACAGAGCGCGCACGGTGCTCGGCTCTGACTTATGGCAGATCCCGCACGACTTTCCGAGTGCGATCGTCTGGACGGGCAATAGCGATGCGTTGGCTTGCATGAAGCTCAAGCTGGCGCAAGTCGGCGCCGATGCCGATAAGATCGACTCGCTTCGTACAAGCATCGACTACGGCGAGCCATTCACCGTCGCAATCCCGGTGCTCTAATCATGGGCCTAGACAAAGCGCGATGCTTAGAGCTTTTCAGCATGTACGCGATGGAAGCCTATATTCAGGCTTTTCTGGCGCGCGATCCCTATACGACTCCGACCGTCCGAATCACGCTGCAGCGACTTGCGGCGGATTCATACAGCGCGGCGCGAGCATATCGCGACGCCGCACTGACTAGAGACTGACAGTCAAGGCTAGGGCGCAGTGACAGTGCGCCTTAGACTTGGAGGTCAAGATGATAGTTGTCAAAGAATGGCGTGAGATGAACCCAGACTTGCACGTATTGCGCGTGGTCGTACAAGTGCCGTCTGACGGCGTAGTGTCCGAAACGCTAATACTTCGGGCATACGCGCGCGAGCATTCGTACGATGTGCAGACCGCTGATTACTGCGTGCTTGCGCGTGGCAGTGCCGAGACGCTGAAGGAGGCTAAAGTCGAGGCGCTGATTCAGTTGCGGACGCTTGTTGGCTCGCTGCTTGAGCAACTGTGCGAAAGCGCGCGCTTGAATAAGGCCGACAAATGAGCCTCCATCAGTGGCGCTACAACCAAGAGATCGAGCGACTAGCGCACGTGGTGGTGTTGCTCGGCCGATGCGAGCAAGCCAGCATCTTC